GGGCTTTGGCTCAAGCGACCCCCGCTTGGTGCCTACATTGGAGACGAGTCAAACGTCAGCCGGAAGAGCCAGGTCCGGGCAGGGGAGTGAAACCCTCTGTGCTACTACATGGCATGTACCACTTCCCACAAGGAACTGGTCGACAGAAGCTCTGTCAGATCGATGATGGTTTCCTCGGGCTCGTCGCAGCCAGACGTGGGGAATGGGTCATCACAGTCTACGAGGATCCGCAGGATCGTTGCGTTGGAAACACAACCCTGCGCTACAACTTCGAATTCACCACGGAGGAAATCTCCACAGTCAACCACCTCATCTCACACGGCCATCTTGCAAAGGCCAAACCGGAGATCATCTTCACCAATGTGCTTCAAAAGTGCCTCATCCTCTGGCCGAAGCACGAAGATCGTCTACAGCTCGCGCTCAGGATCGTGGCTCCAGTTGTCCTCACCATGTGGATCACGAGAAAAGCCGAACTACCGGGCACAGACAGCGTTGTCCCAACGTTCTTTCGAAGAGCTGGCGCGAAACTGCTCCCATGCTGCACGCAGATGCTATATCCCACGTGCAAGCCTCGGGGAGTATACATTGACGATGAGCGCCTGCGCAAGCTTCTTCGAAACGGCCATCCCGGCGCAACAGAACCTCTCCCCGACGGATTTGCTGACTGGGCGGTACCAACCCCTGACCCACAACTACCAGGCCGAGAACGTCGGCCGCGTGGGCAGGGCCCGGTGGACCCATCTGCTTGTACATGCGTCAGGACCAGACGGTTTGAGTGGGCTCTCTTCGGCACGCATCGACTACGACACGCTCCCCGCGTACCCCTACCAGTTGGGGGACCAGTTGGGGGGCTGGGACTCGGAACAGGAAGCGATGCCGCACCCGCAGGACTGGAACTTCCAGTTCTTCACCCCACACCAGGAGTGGAACCCGGCGTGGAGGGAGTGGGAGGAGACGTCCCGGAGAGTGGGGCCGGACGAGAACGTGATCAGCCTGGACCTGGAGTGGCTCATCGGCACGAGTTCCCTTGTGTCTTTGAGTTCGGACCGCTTTGTGACCTTGAACCCTGCAGCGGGGGACCTGATGTTCCACTCGAAAGTGTCGGAACGCTGGGCACGCCTCGCGTTGATCCTCAGGCAGGAGAGGATCTACATGCAGAACACCAGAGCGGCTGCGTTCCACTACAGTCGGACCCAGCAGGTGGCGATGATGCCAGCAGTGCAGGAGACGCTACTGAGGGCTTGGTCGGACTCGAAGGAGACGCCTTTGCCGGAATTCCTGATTCTGAGTATCCTACAGATGACGGGCCGGTCGAAGAAGGCGTTCCCGATGAGGAAGTTCGACCTTTGGATCCAGAACCGGCCAGGTCTCGTTGCATCCTTCCTGCCTTGGAATGGTCCAAGCGGGCAGTTGCTGACGATCAACGACCTGGACCACCCGGCCTGGTCCTTCAGGCACCAGAGCGGCTGTCGGAAGTACGAGAGGGTCAACTTCCGGATGCTCGACAATCACATGCGTCTCATCCAGGAGGAGGAGAAGTATGGGAGGATCTGCCCAGCGTGGCAGCGAGCGGAACGCCAGAAGGAGGACGAAGCAGTGCAGCGGCTTCTGAACCCGTACGAATGGCTGGAAGAGGCTCCACAGCCGACAGAGGACGAGATGAGAGAGGCGGAGAGCCACGGGCCTCCGGAGTGGGTGGACTGAAAACGGGGAAGAAGTGGGACCAAGATGCGGGATTTGCGGCGTTTGCCACTTACGCGAGTGAGTACAACCCGATTCCCATGTCGTTAAAGGTCAACGAACCCAAGGTGAAGAAATGGGAACCTACTTTGCGACAGAAGGACGCCGCGGAACGGGAACCTCTCGACGTTGGTCAGCACGGCGGTGTTGACGCATTCAGCGCCGAAGTTTACGCCATGGCCGATCAACTGGGGGCTCATCCTGAGAGGATCCTCCGAAAGATTGTCGAAAAGTATGGGAGTGATCAGGACAAAGAAATCCTGGCCGTCATCGGCCAGGAGTACGACCGTGACCCTGACAAACCCAAGGAGATTGTAGGCGTTTTGGTTGCGCCGGTGCTATACGCACCCTTGGTATACGCAAAGAACTCGAGTGTGAACTTGGGTGCCGCCATCCTGAAGCGATTAGTCGCAAAGGCTAGGCCTGTCACAGCCACGAAAGAGGACTACCAGAAGGTTGGCAAGTTCATCAACGCGGCAATGTACGGCCCAGACGCGGTTTGGTCGATGGAGAAGGTGCAAGAGTGGATCACAACTGAACTCCACCTCTGCAAACTGGTCTCAGGCAAATGGACCTTGAGCAGAGCACTCCGATCCATCGAGCAAGCGTACCAACAGGTCGAGCCAGAGTTCAAAATGGCCGCGGCGCTTAAGTTGGAACCAATGCCCGAGGGGAAACCCCCGCGATTCTTAATAGCTGACGGGGACAGCGGCCAGCTGTTCTCGTTGATCGTGGTCAAATGCTTCGAAGACCTCCTGTACAAGCGCTTCAAGCCTAAGTCCATCAAAGGACGAAGCAAACGTGAAGCAATTCAGGACGGCATCAAGGCACTCACCAGACACAAAGCCGCGCTCATAGAAGGCGACGGGTCTGCGTGGGATACCACGTGCAGCGAAAAGGTGCGAGACGCCGTCGAGAATCCCATTCTGACGCACATCGCTGCCATCATGTGCACTCATGGGGTCGTGCCACAACAGTGGCATCAAGCCCATCTGGACGCGTGTGCAGGAGGC